TTAAATACTCGGAAACTTTTGTGTCAAAATCAGTATGTGAAAAAGGCTCTAAAGAAATGAAAATGGAGTTCTTTAACTATCTTTAGAGAGTATTATCAAGGTATTAAATTTTTTGCATCAATCACCTAAACCTCGCTCTGGCGAGGTTTTTTGTGCCTGGAGAAAATATGGCAATCCCATACCCTGACTGGCTTCCGCTGGCGCAGAAGGCGAATAAAAACAGAAGCAGTGATGTCGGATTTCGTACAGATCAGCCAGCTGTTGGGGCGCCCATTTACCAAAAACTTACTGATGACCTGAAGACCACTTGGACGCTAACCTGGTTGTTTAAACGTGGAGAAGACAGGGCGTTTGAACAATGGCTGCGTAGCCCAGCATACCTTGATAACGGCAACCAATGGTTCACTATGCCGATTAATCTCGGCGGGTCGGGTGTGCAGACTCAAGAGTTGCACTTCACTGCTGATGGGTACCCGAAGCAAACAAGTGATGCAGGTGGGGTTATCACCTGGTCTGGAACCGTCATCTCCCGCGGTGTGATCAACTCAGATGATGACTACAGCGACATCATTGTCGAGTTACCGCCGATCTGGTGGGGCTGGTTAGATGAGATTGTCTGCCGAGATTTGCCGGAGTCGCCATAATGCCTACCTTTCGTGAATTCAAAAGTCAGCGTCCGAATCGTATTATGTACGAGACGATGACATTTTATCACTCTACGTTCGGGTATGTGCGGCTGGTAAACATGCAGGTTTACCCGAAGACCTTTGCAGGCCAGGTTTACACGCCATGCAGGATGGAGATATCGGAAAGCCAGCAAAGCAGCACGCCGGTGATCAACTCCACAATTAAGTTTTCTCGGCTGGCACAAGATTTCAAACAGAAGCTCAAGCAGTGGCGAGCATACTCCCGCGTGACGCCGATTTCAGCCACATATCAACGCTTTGATGCATCTGATATGAATACCCCGCTCAAGCCTTGGACGCTATACGTGAAAGACGTCTCAATGGATGCGAATGACGTGACATGCACACTAACACTGCAGAATCCGATCAATAACAACATCGCCTTTCTCTACAACACGACAGAGTTCCCGGGGCTGAAAAATGCTTAATCAAGAATTCATCGATGTGATGGACGGCAAACCGTGGAAAAACCGGTCATGCGGATTTGATGCATGTGATTGTTGGGGGCTTATCGCGTTGTATTACCGGCACGTACTTGGCGTAAATATTCATCATGCGGATGATTACGAATGTGGCCGCGAATTCCTTACCTGCTATCAAGGCGAGATTGTTTTCTGGCGACAGTCTGCTGCGCCGTCAGATGCATGCATGTTTGTGGCATATGAAGGCCAGCATCCGAAGCACGTCGGCCTTATTCTTGGCGGTCAGGCTTTCCACAGCCGCGGTGAAAGCGGACACGTCCGCCTCGACAAGATCCGTACACTCCAAAAAGTTTACTCAAAAGTGGAATTTTATACCTATGCCTCTTATCGAGATCCAGAGAGTGCCGGGGATGTCAAAAGAACGGCATAAAATGCCTGCCGGCCAGATGTTTTATCCGTGGTTAAAAGATGCAGGGTTGCACGCTGATTTAGAGATAATTCGCAACGGCGTGAAGCTACAGGATGATGATGAAATAAACTTCCTGCTGAATGATGGGGACGTGATCCGCATTTTCGATCAGCCAAAAGGCGGCGATCTTGTTGGCACTCTGCTAAACCCTCTTGAACACCTCAACCCGATAAAATTTACCCAGAAGATTATTTCTTCTCTGATGCCGCAAGCAAATACGTCGGCATCCGGTAGCAACTCAAAGACATCGCCGAATAATAGCCTCAAGGGGCAAACCAATATCGCCCGTAATGGCGAGGCAAGGCCTGATAGTTACGGGACAGTGCGCTCATTCCCTGACCTGATCCAAGAATCGCTTTTCGAATACACGGACAATCTGAAATATGTCACTGAGATGATGAATTTTGGACTGGGCCAATATGATTATTCATCTATCCGTTATTCCGAATCTAATCTTGGGTCGATGGCTGGGGCCAGTTATTCGATTTTTGGGCCCGGGGAAGTCATCCCGGTAGTGAATGAAGGCTATGAGTTTGATGACGTCGACGGACAGGAAGTGCCAGGCGCTAACGAATCAGACGATTTTCCTGTAGAAACGGCCACGGCAACAACTGTTATCAGCGGGACATACTCCGGCGGCCAGATTGCAATGCAGATATTGAAACAGTCAGATTTTGACTATTTCATCGACTTAACGCTGCCTCATGCCGTCACTTTTACGATCAACGTAACTTATCCGACTGCCAGTGGCAGCAAGACAGAAGACATCACCCTTTCTGCAAACCTCATCAATGCATCTGAAACCAATAACGGCGATATTGTCAGCCCTGTTTATTACTACAATTTTATATTCAACAACCTTAACGGATCTAGCGCTTCAGTTATCACTTCTGCCACCATCAACACAACGAAATTTGTCCTGAATGACAATGAGGCGTTAGTCGTTGGACCGTTCTTCTCTCCGGTGGATTCTTCTCAGTTGTGGGTGCATACACAATCAGCGCTGGGAGGGAATAGCGAAACAAACTGGAAGATGACGCTGTGGAAAGTTGATGACAATAATGTCCAAATACCTGGCACTACACAGGTATTCACTTATCGACAGACCACTCCACATGACTCATCGAGCGAAACCTTTTACCGCACAGAAAAAATAGTTCCAACTGGCGGTAATGGGCGCTATGCCATCAGCTTTCAGCGCACCGACAACAGTAGCGATGCCAGCCGACTAAAAGTGGAAGAAATTCATGCTGTAAACGTAAGGACAAATGTTGTTCATCCGACCGACAGCATTGTGCGAATAACAGTGAGAGCAACTGAGAACGCAACTGGCAGTCGTGAGCGGAAATATAATGCGCTCATCACTCGTCATACCATCTCCTACAACCTGAGCACCCAGTCTGTCGATTACACCCTGAGGCCATCACGTTCTTTCGCAGATGCAGTTATTCACACATGGTTAGTCATGGGGAAGCAATCCGAGTCCAGCATAGACATCTACGAGCTGTATTCTATCGCTGCTTCTCTGCCAGACGTTCGGCTCGGGTATTTCGATTATACGTTTGATGATGAGGATGTTTCCCTTGGCTCACGTATTCAGACTATCTGCGATGCAGCTACGGTTACCGCGTTCTGGGATGATGGCGTGCTGTCGTTCACGCGTGACGATAAGAAATCTAACCCGGTTACTGTCTTCAACAGGGCAAACATGACGACTGAAGGTTACTCACTCAGCTATGACATGACCTTGCCTGGTGGGTTTGATGGTGTAGAAGTTGAATACCGCAATCCGTCGACAAACAAACAGAATTACATCCGTTACAAAATATCCGGATCCACCATCTCAGAGGGTGAGCCGCTAAAACCTAAAAAGTTTGAGATGCTTTACGTCAGAGACGCATTTCAGGCCACTGACAGGGCGGTTAAAGAGGCGAGGCGTTTATTGTACTCCCGCATAACAGCGGCTATCACTGCAATGGCTGACGGGGAATGGATAAACGTCGGCCAGATGATTCAGATCGCAGATATCTACGATGAGAATCAGCAAGACGGATATATCACCGGCAGGGTTGGTAACACCTTCGACACAAGCGAACGCATAAAATTCGCTGGAGAGATGTATGTCGTGATAACTGACTCACAAGGCAGTGTGACAGCAAGAGTTCTGGCTACGGCCCGCAATGATACCAGTTATGGATTTGTTGCCGCTGTGCCAAATATCTCACTAAACATCTGGGACGGAATAAACGTCCAATCTCCTTCTCGATATATCATTGCCACTGCGGTAGAGCAGGAGGCAACAAAGTGGACTGTCACTGAAAAGAAACCAAATTCTTCCGGTACAACATCAATTACTGCCGTAGAGTACAGCGACGAAATGTTTAATTACCTGATCGCTTAATTACGCGGTATCAAACATTCAACTAAAGGCCAGCCATTGCGCTGGCTTTTTTTATGGAAAAAATATGACTACCACACCGACCCAACTCCCAGTGCCAAGCGAAAAGCCACAAGATCTTAAGTTTAATGCCGGGAAGATTGATGAATTTGTCACTTCCATGGGTTGGACATATACCGACAGACTCAACGTCAAGCATTACACCATCGAAGGATTGAAGCATATAGCGGAGCAAGCCATCAGCGCATTTGGCTATATAACGATAGATAGCTTTGAAGGCGGTGCAACATTAACCCTGCCAAATCAGGTTCTGCGTTGGCAGAATAATGGTGAGTATTATCGTTGGGATGGTATATTCCCAAAAGTGGTGGCACCAGGATCCACGCCTAACACAGTCGGTGGTATTGGAGTAGGTGCATGGGTCGGTGTCGGTGATGCCTCTCTTCGCGCAAATCTTATTTCAAACGAAGATGGAATGGGTGGTTCTCTTGTCCGGCTGACAAGTGGAGAAACTGTTCAAGGTTTCGTTAATTCAATAGAGCTTTATGCTTCAGATTTTGGATTCACTGGTGTTGGCGATGAGACTGCAAAATGGAAGCTTTTTTGCCAGGAGATGAGAAGTAAAGTTTTGGATGTTTCAATCGGTATTTCGGGTGAGGGCATTCTTGCAGATAATACAAGCTTGAGGGCAATTCATGGATGCGGAATCACTCTCACTGGCAATGTGACAGGAACAACCGTTTCAGGTTCCGAGGCACATTGTCTTGTGGCAGGTAACAATAGCACGATTGACTCAGTTGTTTTCAACGGGGTAAGTGGAACATTTTACAACGGCGCGGGTATTCTTATTCCAGCAGGTAAGACAGGGGTCGAAGTTCTTCATTGTAAATTTACAAATACATCAGGTATACCTGTTAAGTTTTATAAATGTTCTAATTGTAAAGCACAAAATAATCACATTGAAGGAGTTCGTCATGGGATTATGTGGTGGCTTGCCAGCAATATTGAAATTTCTGGTAATGCGATAACTAAAATATCACATCCTTCACTAAATAATGGTGGTGGTATATGGGGGGCGGTAGGTCAGCAAATATTTATTCATAATAACTCCGTGTCACATTGTGCTGATGTGGGTATAGATATTGAAGGTGGACGCAACTGTTTTGTATTTAATAACTACATTACTCATTGCCGCAATGGTGAGATTGCGATATTTGGGACAGGAACGGAAGCTGACCTTGTTGCAGCTGGAGTAATAATGGGTAATATTATTTTCAGCAATAACAATGTTGACAGATATTCAACAGCAAATGACCGGACAGGTATTGCGGTAGCAAATGCCCTTACTGATGCAGCAGGTGAAATGATTTATGGTGGCCTAGATGTGACACAAGACGGAGCGCTTGTGTTTGAGAGAAATCATGTTCGCGTGCTCGAATCCTCTGGGAATTCTCTGTACTGTCATCGTAGCAGAACCAGTAATGCATCCGGAACTGCGAAAATAATCCAGCGTGGGTGCGTATATGAAACGGTTTCCGGAAGAACCCTGCTTTACTATGATCGTCAGGATAGGGAAATATACGAATGCGAGCTACGCTACAAAGGAACGGCAGCAAATGTGATATCTGGTGAGCTTCGTGATATGCGTAGCTTTATGTCCAGGGGGAACCTGATAGACATCGAAAGGGATGCAGTGGTGACTTCTCAGGTATTTACACTGAATAATTCTCAGGCCGTCGATGATAACAAGCTGGAATTAGATGGTTGGACGCTTCGCGGCCCCGCTGGAACAGTATATTTCAATGTAAATCAGACCAGTACACCACGAACGGTGATTATCGGAAATATGAACCTCGATGATTCTGTTGGGTTAACAACAATCCCATTCACCAGAAGTTCCGGTTTTATTGAATGGAAAAATCAGAAAATAAGACTCCTCAGGCCCGGAGCAAACGCTGTGGATTTCTCATCAGTTGCGGTATTTTACCAGTCTGACTTTGACGCAATCGACTGTCATGCAACGCTAATGCTTGATGGGGATAAAAAATCTGTATACAGATTTGCTCTGAAATGTGATGCAGGGGACACAATATATCTCACTGCCATCGATAGCGGTGGCGCTGCGGGTACTGGTCTGTGGCCTAATTCAGCCTGTTACGCCACCTTCAGCGGTACAACACTTTCATTTACCAATACTGGCTCTCAGGTATTATCAGCAATGGTAGAACTAAACCTTAACTCTATGTGAGGTCGTACAAATGGCAGACATAACAGCAACACCCGAATACAATATCTATACTGCCAAGCAAAATGGTGATGTAGTTATAATTTTGCAGCGGGTATCAGATTATTTAGCGGTCATAGGGCCGGATTACGGGTATGCCACAGGCAGGATAATTGACAGTTACATGAGGACTATAGACACGATAGTTTTTAAAAACCTTCCTTCGGACATAACAGATTTTTCTTACCAGGCTTCATTTAGCATTACAACAAGTAACTGAAATTAAAGAGGGGGTTTTCACCGCCCCCAATAATCAGTTTCCGTTATTTGACTGTTTTATATTCCATATCGGTTTCAGAAGTGACATAACTCCTTAAACCGAGTATGTAAAAATAAGAAAAGACCATACAAAAAACAAATGAGGTGGTGAATAACTGAATGCTTGCTAGTGTGTAAGAAGTGAATCCCCACATGACAATGATTACGTATAATAATATTTTATGTTTGTTTTTCTTAATAGTGACTATAAACGGAATCCAGAAGAATGAAAATGCAAATAACAACCCAGAAAATATACCGTAAGCGGAGAATGTTAATTTGAATTCGTTTTCAATGTATGCTTGACCACCAACTCCAAAAACTTTAAGTATTAAATTATGATCCATTATTTTATTAAGCGCTTCGTATTGTGAAACTCTCATTTGCAGAGTATCTAGACTCGAGCTGGAAGCTGTTGTCGGATCTAATAATGTACCAATTTTATTGTTAGCAATGTAAATCATATCTGCAAAAAATTGAGGGTTTGAGTAATATTGCTTAATAACTATAGCCAAGAGAATTGGTAAAAATATCGCAATGTATGCTGTGGTCTTAAATGGTTTTTTCCATACAGATATTAGCAGTATCAGAAGCATGGTTACCATTGCCGTTCCCGTATTCTGAGAGAATACCCCTAAAAGTAAACACGCCATTTTTATATTAAATCGTATGGTGCTTTTTTGTTTTACAGCAAAAATAAGGCAAAAAATTGCAAAGCAAAGCATCTGACCATCCATGGTAGGATAGCCAACGCCAAGCCTTCCCCAGTCACGGAAATGATCCTTAAAGAGAGGGAATCCATATAAATAAATCGGGATTGTCACGACAGAATACAAAACAGCCAGATTAATAAAAATCCGAATTCCTTTTTCTGAATTTTCTGGTTTTTTTCTAGTGTAAGCAAGAAAAGATAGAAATATAAAAGAAAATATTATGTGTTTATATACTGCTGAATATTTATTTTCAAAAACACCTATCTGACCAACATTTAATTCTTTTATGTTGTTAAGTAGTGTTATTGGGATGTTGATAATTGCAAATGCAGAAATAAGAAGAAATGGCATCGCTAATATTATATCATCCCTTTTGCTTTTTTTTAACATAGGGATGCAAAGGATTATAAATAAATTTAATGCCAACTCTCTAAATGGCGAAACTACACCAGATATTATCAGGTTACTTCTCATGCCATCAAAAACGATAAAAAAAATCAGAAAAAATAAAATATACTTATGTACAGTGCTTTTCCTTAGCTGCATAGTAGTTAACCAGTAAGATAATCATTAATAAATGCTACAACAAGTAACACCAACCGTCTAGATGTTTGAATCTATGGGACTAATCCTAAAACCAATGCGAGAAGTAATCATGAGGAAAATTAAGTTATTGCAGGTTAATCAGAGGGTAAATGAAAATCGGCGTTCTTTTTTGACTAAGATGATTCTTATTCTTGGTGGGGCTTCATTGATGCCTCGGTTGGCATTCGCAGGTAAAGATCATCGTATTAATCAAGACTGGTTGATTGAGCAAGAAGTGAACAGCAAACGAACAGGCCAACCCATTGATGGGCAGGGAGGCACTATTTTTGTATCCAA